TCAGCCCATGGCTAGGTAAAAGAAAGACCTATCCGTGCTGTGGAAGAAACCACAGCGTTTGCTGCGAACCCGGAAAGAACCCCGGGACCTTTGTGTCACCGACAGCCCCACACCATCGCCACTCTTTGGGAGGAATCCCAGGAGTGGAAAGAAGCGTGGGTGCACGTTCCGATCAATAGGAGGTGCATCACCTAAGGCTCTAGATGAGTTGTATAACCACGTCAAGCACCGCTGAATGTCGGCCCCCCTGAACCTAGTCGGTTTAAAGACTAGAGCCAGGTGATAATGGGACTGAACATCTTTGTGGAACTTGAATCCCTTTGGCTTTTCGCGATGGAGCCACCACCAGGGAGCATGGATATGACTATCCGTACTCTCCGATGGCGGACCCCACAACTTAAGTTTCTCAGGGATTTTCTTTAGCATCTGACAATAAACATCGTCAGTACTAAAGGTGGCGTCCTTGCCGAGTGAGTTCAAAAGAACGAACACATCGGATACCATAGGATTGAAAACCTTCTGGTATACAGGACGAACGGTAACACCACTGTGAAAGTCTGCTCCGCAAGATTCTCGGAACGGACCCACTACGTTGGTCTTTTGGGAATTAACCCGAAATCCACAGTAGCGGAGGAGCTGGAGAGTCAACAGAGAGGCTTGCCTACTCACGATGATATCATCACCGTAAGCAAGGGCCTTCTGCGAACTCCCACAGTACTCTTCACAGACCTGGGCAATAGCCCAGAACAGCAACGTCTCCAGAGCAAAAGTATAACCGTTGCCCATAGAGCTCCACTTTGAAAACTCTCCCGTGACTCCATCCAGGTCATAATTCTTTGACCGGATATCATCGAGGAGAGCGATCCATTGTGGACGAACCAAACGCCGAATTAAACCAGGAGAAACGCAATCTGAAGCCATACTAAGGTCAATCGTCGACAATGAGTCGACAGACAACCAGTTCTGGGATCCAAACTGAGCAGCCCGTTGGTTCCACTTTTGATCGTGGATATCGATTCCGGCATGGGTCCGAAGTCGTCCAGCCAGGTATTCATGAACACCTAACTGAACAACGACGTTCCCAAATGGCTCAATTGCTATTGTTCTAAAGGTACGCTCGTCCTTCGGGACGAACGTTATTCTGCAGCTTTGGACGGTTTTCCACGGAAGCCTCACAGTCTGTTGACCCCAATCGACCTCGCCTTGGTGCAGTGTCCAAACAGGACTCTGCATTACAACGGTGTCAGCATAGGGCCGGCAAGCTGCAGTAACCGACCAGTACGGTGCGCCCAATTTATAGTAGGGCGTTGTACGGGCCGAGTCCGCGGAGCATACCGTCATTCCAGGACCAAAGCGACTAGAAGAAATAATGCGATGAAAAGCATTATCCACAGAACCTAAAACCCGATCGATCTTAGCCCGAGCCCTCGTCAAAAGCAGACGATGGACAGGATCTTCGCGATCAGGGTGGTTCCAGTAGTGGTCAAGCCGTCGCGTTGTTATGCGACAAAGTTTCTCACTTAAGAGGAACTTATCAATCGCAGCCTGTTTTCTTTCTTGATCACCGCCCCCGAAAGGGTAGGGGACCTTCGAAAGCAAGGCCAAAGATTGAGCGACCACACTATAGTCACTGGGACTATCATACAACTGCGGATAGTCAAACTGGGAGGAGACTCGCCTGATGGCCGACACATCCCTAGCGCGTATTGCGCCAAGTAAAGGTCGGACCAATCCATCAGGGAGAGCCTCCATATTTTCCTGGATGAACCACCGGGCGACATCAAGGGACGTAAAATTGACCCTCTGGTTGCTTGACTTCATTGAGCTTACACTCATTTCCAACACTCCTAACGGGGTTGTTGCTGATAGGTGGTGAGACCATTTGACCCTGAACGGTAATCTTCTGAAAGTTAATGAAGATCACTGCCAAGGATGACAAGAGCACTAGTGCAAGGACCAGTCCCATAAAAGCTTCTCGTGGCTCAGAAGATCGAGCCACAGGTTAGCTCAACGGGATCAGGCCCGACTCCAGTACATTGTCCATGATCGAGGCGTCTCGCAACACGGCGTAATGCGTCTCCAGCGCGGACTGGGCCAGTGAAAGGTCCTGGTCCTGCGGGATACGCACCGTCGTTTCGATGATGATATTGCCCGTACGGGCAGTACCGTCAACGTTGCGATCTCCGTACACGGTTTTCACACCGGCACGAAGAACCTCTTTGTCACCACCACCAGGAAGCTGGCGGTTGAAGATGACGACGCGCGGCTCCTTCGCAGTATGCGAAGGTTCATTGAAAACCACGCGATCACGCTCCACGGAAGCAACTTGCGCTACGACCGTGGTGGGACTCGAAAGAGTCCCGGCCTTTTTGATATCCATTTGGATTTCCTGAGGGTTGAAACCATACTAAAGTCGTAGAATTCCTGCCATCCTACTCTGGTGTTGAAATACGAGAGTGATCAGGTCAATAATCTTCAACTTGTTCAGGTTAACTTGGATTGATGGGAGTGGTATCCCGGTATAGGCAGTGCGGTAATAGTTTTTCACACGTCTTTGGATGTGCTGATCACTATAGCCGTTTACCCAATTCCCGCTGGACCCGAGGGACGTAACCACGTCCTCCGTGTACTCGGATACCGTTGAAACCGAAATCCCCAGTTGATTGTACCCGACACGAGGCGAAATTGCCTGAAGCCATCCTCCAACATCAATAAACCAGTCAATGACAAAGGAGTATTTGGTAACCTCCCAAACTGTCAGTAACGGATTCATTCCTATCGGAGACATATCAGATTGGTGAAACACTACTGCTCTGATACGACACTCACCAATCTGGTTTTTACTCGTTTGCCAAGTTACGGCGCCCGGGATAGAACCAGAAATAGTGGTGGAGACTTCGATCGGTACTGACATCCTAGCGGACCTACGAGAGATTCCCGACGTGTTCTTATGTCGAAGAGCCTTCAGTATGTCCTGGATATCGTACAATAGAGGACGCCAACCGTACCTGGCCTCAAGCCATAAACTCGAGAAATCCTCGAGTGCTTTCTTGGGGTCATAAGCCTTCCGTTTACGCCTAGATCGGCGAACTTCACGTCGGGCAGCACGTTTAGCAATCTTCTCCGTAAAGCGGAAAAACCGCTTATACGTTCCAGACAACAGTGACGCTGTTTGGCGAAATTCTGCCAAGAACGTTAAAGCATCAAACTCTGGTGCTTTAGCAGCGGCAAGTGCCTTAATTACGACACTGTCGATATCACTGCTGGATGGGGCAAACACGGGTAGAAACCCTCTATCGTAATCACTGATATAGGACCCGTGGTGATTAGTGACGCCGGAATCGAAACCAGAATGAGTATAGGTAGCAGAGCCTACATGGGGAGTTATGAGAACCTCCTCATTTGAGCCGATGCTAACAGTATTCACTGGTAAGAAATCGTTCTTCCGCAAATGGCTGTAATACCCTGGAGTCACCGAATCTTCGATCCTCTTGTGCTTCACATGTCGGAACGTCCACGAGTCGGAGTATAAAACACCTCCATCGCTCGCGATATACCGAACATATGGGCCCTGATTTTCGTCGATATCGAATGTCTCTCGGATTCTAGCCATTTGAAACGTCACCTCGGTTAATGTAATACCGGACCGATCCGCGATATGCCGATCTGAAAGTCCGATGCCTAACGGCAGAAGTGGGTACATCACCCTAGGGGCACACAGCCTTTCGCTGTGTG